ACCAGGAAAATCTTCAAAGTAATCTTCTCCATAAAGTATCGCACATTCTCGTATTGCTACATCACAATCTTGTCGAAAACAGTCCATAACTCTTTGATAAGCTACTTTTGTGCCTACAGGCTGCCCATACTCGGGATCGTCTTCTTTTACAAGATGTCCAATTCCAAAGGTCGCATAGCCAAGATGGTCTTCATAGATTTCATATACAACGCCTTCATCATATATGAGTTGTTCTCTTAATTTTTCAAAGTTCATAATTTCCCTTCGGTCCTTCCTTGGGGTTTGGATCATCGTCATCCATGCCCGTAGCATCCATTTCCCTATTTCTGCCAGTATATTTAGCATCATCTTCTTCGATGGGCTCATCTTCCCAGTCGTCCGCTAACCCCCACCAGTTTCCTCTGTTGTAGTGTTCACCATCATTGCCATTTTGTCCAATGATATCCATTCTCTTTTCATCCCAGTCTGAGCCGGAACGAGGATCTATATCTTTGAACAAAGGTGCTTCTGCTTTTTGCTGTTGCTTAATCATTTCTAATTCGTGATTTGTATTTGTTTGCATTCTTCTTTTTGTTTCCTCTTTCTCATATACTTTCTTTAAACCATCATCCATATTTCTATCCGCTACTGTGTTCAGTCTTAGCCAAGTTTTTCTTTTCACAAGTTAAATATTCCGAGAACAAAATTTTCAGCGCAATCTTCTGCATACTGCTCATTAGTATCATACAGTCTGCGCACTTCTCGAAGATAACCTCCTTCTGATAATTTTACATAAAAACCTTGATCATTTTTATGTACGGAAGCTTTTCTATTTTTATCGTCACTCCAATACTCATGAAGTTTAACATTTGCCATTTCATTTTTCTCTAGCGATACCTTTTGCTTTTTCATAAGACCTCATTCCACCTAAACCTAACATTCCGAGTAAAACTGGCATCATTGTTTCCAGCTCTATGAGAGGCACTACTACAGGGCTTCCTGTCAGTGCCAGTACAAAATTTGTCATGGGTACTATAATAAAGTTGGACAGCATACCCAAACCACATATCCAACCGATTGCAGGTCTCCATCCTGCTACAAACAAGGACTTGTGTGCTGCCTCTTGTTTGTTTACATCAACCTGTGCCATAATCTGTTGATGTGCTTGCTTTTCTGCAAGTGTTGCTATTTCATGTGCAAGTTTATTAGCCTGATCTTTATCTTCAATAAACTCTGATACTAGACCTGTTACTGGTCCTACTAATTCTTTGATAAATCCTAGTGCCATTACTTTCTCCAGATCAGTTCGGGCGAGGTGCGACCCCGCCCGGTCGATTACATTGCTGCTGCTGCTACTAAAACACTACCAAGCACAAAATAGCTCATTAGCATTTCACATAGGGCACCATCACAATCTTCTCGCATCTTTCTGATCGTTTTCATTTATTACTCTATTGTAACTACCTTTGGTCTCTCCTCTTCGGGAATTACTTCATCCAAGTCGATACACAGTAGTCCTTTGTTCATGTAAGCTTTATTGAGAAGAATATTTGTTCCCACCGTAAATGTGCGTGTAAACTCCTTTCCACTCAAACCCTTGTAGATATATGACTCACCTGCTGTCTCCGCTTTTTGCTTACATACCCCTCGGACTGTTAGTACATCTTTTAACAGAGTTATTTCGATATCAGACTTATTCCAACCTGGAATTGCTAACTCAACTCTGTAACCTCCGTCGGTCTTTACGATATTATAGCGAGGATAACTATTATCAAGCTGATGTAAGTTATTCTCAAAACGGTCAAATCCCAAAAAGAATTTCGGGAAATCTGCCATGTTCAATCTTGCTAGATTGTTCATATCTTTCTCCTTTGCACCCTTACGGTGTGCGCTATGCCCCCTTTCGGAAGGCTTGGTTTTGTCAATGTTGGACATTTTATTGGGGCTGCCCAGGCCCTTTTTCTAGTTGTTCTACTCGTATTGCCATCCATCGTATAGCCGATTGAATGTCACCCTTTGTGCCGGGCTTTACAAGTGTCATTGCAAATTCTATCTCTTTTCTTAATGCCATAGCTACTAGCTCTGGCTCTAGGCTGGCTTCGCTCACCATTACTCCGCGTCAAATTCTATAATACCAGCACTCTCAAGCTGATCGAGAGTGGTTTCTATTCCTTTGCGAAGTCCTGTCTTGTAGGAAGTCCATACAGCACCTACTATGCAAGCCATCATTACTAAAACTATTTCTGGTGCCATCATGTACTTTTCCTTGTCGAATCACTGTTTTTTGGTTAAAATTTTGATTTAAAGGATATTATACAGCACAAAAACTTTGAAGTCAAGAACTATTTTTTGAAAGTTTGGGAAGAATGTTAAAAATAATACTTGACTTCGGAGGTTAGATTGAGTATAATAATCGTTCGGAAAGGAAAATTTTATGAGAAACTATAAACAACAACCTTGGTCTTACAAGGAAAGGCAGTTACTTACCAATAAATATTATATGGTTAGTACAGATGAACTTCTAAAGTTATTCCCCAACAGAACACTACAGTCTTGCTCTTCGCAAGCTCTTAGACTTAGGAGGGAAGGATGGCATTTCAAACGGCCACAAAAGCAGTTCTTCTAGTTTCTGCACTATTATATACTCAACCCGCGGGTGCTCAAGACCTAAAGGAAGAGTTAGATTGTCTTGCTCGAAATATCTACTTTGAGAGCAGAAATCAGCCTCTTGCGGGTAGATTAGCAGTAGGACAAGTAACAATGAATAGAGTAGATTCTCCCAGGTTTCCGAACACAGTTTGTGATGTTGTAATGCAGGGCGGTGAGCGTCTACATAGATGTCAATTTAGTTGGTACTGCGACGGTGAAGTCGACTTTCCAAGTGATGAGATACGCTTTCGAGAAGCAGCCGACCTTGCCATTACAGTTTATGTTCGAGGCTTTCCCGATCTTACAGAAGGAGCACTTTGGTATCATGCAAACTATATTAAACAGCCTAATTGGGCAAGAAGTAAAACTATAACGGTGAAAATAAATGAACACATCTTCTACAAATAAAAGATTTGCAATTTTAGACAAAGAGCTTGAAGAAATCATACTTGAAGTTGAAGAAGAAGAAAAAGAATTAGACTTTGAAAGTTTAAATTTTGAAGATGACGACGACTACTACCATGAGCCTACAGAAGCAGAAGAGTGGTATGACTTCGATCCGGACTGTTAAGGGGGCTTATTGAAGATAAAAGTCAGAAATAATAATGTAAATACTGCTCTTCGTATGCTGAAGCGCAAAACAAAAGAAGAACTAGCACTTCTCAAGGAAAGAGAGTATTTTGAAAAACCAAGCGAGAGTCGCAATAAAGCGAAACAGGCAGCAAAACTAAGAGAGAAACGAAGGCAAAAAGGGCAGAGTAATGACAAAAATAAGCAATTTTGAGAAGGTTGGGGACTTTATGGAAGCTTTCGGTCAAAGAGTAGAAGTAGAACCTACTTGGCCGGACTTCAATACAAGAGACCTTCGACTAGAACTTATATCAGAAGAATTTAGTGAGCTATGTCAAGCTATGGAAGATAGAGACATGGTACAAATCGCAGATGCACTTACGGATATTCTCTATGTTGTATATGGGGCTGGACACTCATTTGGAATTGATTTAGATGAGTGCTTTGAAGAAGTACACAGAAGTAACATGTCTAAGCTTGGTAAGAGTGGACGACCTATCTATCGTGAAGATGGAAAGGTAATGAAAGGTCCAGGTTACTTTGAGCCAGACCTAGAAGGTATACTGGGAGCACTATGATAGATTGGTTAGCAATATTCGTATTTGCAGTATTTAGTATATTTACTGTACTTGCAATTTTTTACTTTCCTGCAGCGTTCATTGAGAAACGATGGCCGTTTCAGGATAAAAAGAAGAAAGGAAACTCAGGAGCCAAATTTGGCTAAGCACTACCGAGGAGGTAGAATGAAAAACAAACTAATGTGGTTCTATCACTGTTGGAACAGTGTAATGGACTTAAAATATAATCCCATCGGATACATTCGTGATACGAGCATACAAATGTACTTAATGATAGTACTGTCCGTACTTTGGACACTTACATTCTGTGGTCTGATTGCAGGCTGGATGAATGCAATTCCACTTGTGTATGGGCATATCGCTTTTATCTTTTCTGCTTTTATGACTTACAGTATCTTTGAAGATGCTGCAAGAGACGGCAGAGAGTGGTTTCTAAAATGGGATAAGGAGTACACGCTTTCAAAAGCATTTAAAAATAAGGATAAAACTAAGAATGCTTGCAAGTGGGACTTAGAGATTGAAGCATGACAGACTTTCGAACTTGGTGGAAGTTTCGGGAAGGAAAGGAGATGACAATTGCAGTGAGTATAGTTTTAGTAGTTGTACTGTCTGTATTTGCCCTATACGACTCCGAGGAGGAAGATCCAAATATCTGTACTAACTTATGTATTATAGATAAGAATGGTATTCCAAGATACCAAGAATGGTTTCGTAAACATCCCGAAGATAGACCAGAATAGAAAAGGGGCCGAGTGCCCCTTTTTATTTAACCCAACTTCCTGTGATAAACCAATGTGATACACGGGGTGAAAACCATTGCAGTATCCACGCTCTTATTGTATATCTGAGTACTAGTTCTTTTGTAACATATATGTCTACATTTCGATGCCAGCGTTTCCACCGCGGCCATGCAGAAGATTGAAAGGAAACATCGTAGCAGTCTTTCTTGACGGTATCTTTTAATACTCTCACTGAGATGTATCTATACCTTTTGTAGCGTACGCTTTTCTTTATCATAGAAAAAAGAGGCTTAACGCCCCTTTCTCATTGATGCGATAATATCACTTAATATTAGCATTCTTGTTTCGTCACCTAGTTCTACTACTGACTTCTTTCCTGATATTAAATCTTGTATTATCTGCTGTCGTTTCTCTACTGATATCATTCTTCTCATTATGTTCCCCATCCTAAGCTTTCGCCGAAGTGGCTTGCGCTTTCTAAGTCTTCTACTCGAAGTACTGGTTTTGTAAATGCAATCTGCATATGTTCAAAGTCTTGACGAAGTTCGTCCATGCTTTCTCCGAAAGGTTCGATACCTTTCTCGGTAAATCCAATAATTTTACCTTCGTCTGTGTAAACTTCGTGGATTTGATACGTTCTATTCCCTTCATTTCCAGCCACTCCATATGGTGGATGAGAGATGATACGATAGTTCCAAGTCATGATAATGGTCTCCTATTCAAAAATAAAGTATTTTTTAGTTTCTGCAAAACTGTTCAGCGAGTTTCACCACATGAGGTCTGAAAAATAGTGATTTACAGGTTTCAAAAAGTGTGGTAAAATATATGAAATATTTGATATGCAATCAAGTCAATCGTTAATTACTTCAATCAGAAAGTTGGAGTTTGAATTAAAGCGGTTTCGGAGAGCACGAAGCGAAGCGAGAGTGCTCTCTCCAGAAGCTTTCAATTTAACCGACAACTTACTTTCCCACTCTAATTTATCTAAATCAGAAGATAACTTACGACAATCAATATGACCGGGATAATTTAATAACTTATTACTGGTCCTTTTCATTCTTTTCCACTTAAGTCAAAATCCGTCCCAATTTCACGCAATTCGCGATGATTTTTTCGGGACAATATTCTCTTTGCCTCGTTTATTGCCCCAGAGAGTACGGGATATTGTTTAGAATCATCCACAATTATTTTTAATCTGTAGCAGGTTAGCTCGCATGAAGACGTAACTCTTGTATCTTCATAGACTTCAATAGTAGTATTACCATTTGTCCAGCTTTCCATTAATTTTGGTAGTCTATGCACTAGTTTGACCCCGCTGCGATTTGTAAGGCTTTCAAGGCTGCCTTGGGTGCTTTCTCTAACCCCGCTAAGGTTTCGTGAGACAAATTGAGGCATTCAGCAATTTCATGTACAATTTCTACTTTTGTAACCGGCATCTCACCCGCTTTGGTTTTGTACACATTTCGCTGGTACACACCTTCACGGCTCAACTTACCGATAATAGATTTAGAACTCTTGTTTAACTCTTTTGCCAATCTGTCCACAGTAATGCGAGTAGGCTTGTTTTGGTACTCTTCAATTAAGTACTGTGTTTGGTCTTGGGTGTAATTCATTAAAACTCCCAGTGGCTTAGTAATAAATTGATTTTCTCATCTGCTGCAACCATTTTCTCTACTTCTGCATCAACTGCAGCAAGTACGTCAGGGTGCTCTCCAATCCCAGCGGGGTTGGACAAATAGATCTCGATGTTGGCTTTGTGATATTGTTTTTCGCCTTCGTACTTTGTTTGTAAAGCTCGTAGCATCATGTCGGATCTTTCATTTACTTTCATCCGGTTCCTCCATTGTTGGTGGGTTAAAAGTCAGGGTAATTTTGTTTGTGTGCGGGTCTAACTTGAAGTCTACAAAAGTGCAGTACTCCAACCATTTCATTCCTATATTCTCAGGTCCAATCTCATCGGCATACAACTGTAAAAGTTGCTGATAGGTATCTTCCATGTCGTGACAACGGCTAGAAAGCTCCTTATGTCCGCTTGAGATTTTTTCGAGAGTATCATATAACTCGCCCAAGCTGTCCTGAAGAATTGTCATTTGTTCTTCTATCTTTAGCTTCTCGGGTTTAGTAGGGAATTCTATAATTTTTGCAGTCATATCTATCCTCCTGAGCCTATATTATAATGGTTCTGAAGAATTTTGTCAAGAAAAATTTTTGGTTAGGTACAAAAAAAGCCCCGAGATTTTTACGTCTACGGGGCTTTGATCCAGTCGAGTTCTCCTCATTGACCCCACCTCACGATGGGAGAGTCGGGCATTTCCATATAGGGTGCTTCACCAATGACTCCGTTGATTTGTAGTCGATTTCTGTACTTACGACTTCCGGCTACTACAAACGACTGTGCTCCTTTTGTTAAGTGAATGGACTACCAACCTACTTTCCATTCGCAACCAACTCACAAGATGTATACTGTCGGTTCCCTGGCAATGCACTGTGGGGTGATGGTGCATCGCTGTAATTACACACAAAGATAGGAATTAATACCAATTATGTGTGGAGTGATTATCGTGTACTCAAACGGCACTGGCACTTTTATCGAAACCTCCCAGTTGCAGGGAACTTTAACGCCACACTTACAGTTGCGGATCACTGGGACGCGTACCTAGGCTTGCGTCTCACGACATCGGTACTGTACTGTACACTTACATGCCGCCCTAAATTAGAAGAGGGGCTGTGGATGAGCATCCTTTTCACCACTATCTTTACTGCCTTATCCCGTTAATTCAGGTCTCTGGCTTCCCCTAATTTTGAAAAGATATTATCTCAAAATTTTAACTTGTTGTCAAGAATTATTTTTGCTTTGCTACTTCTGCAGCTGCCTTGCTGAATGAGTGTCGTTCCACTAACCAAGCAACATCTTCAGCAGTAGCGAGGTCTGCGTGTAGAATGAATGCCAAAGCCTCTTCTGACTTTAGACCTTCAGTCATCATGCCACCGTGCATAATAAATAGTTCAAATTGTGAATCTGTCATGTATCTCTCCGTGAATATGCGTATATTATACAAGCTTTCGCATTCGTTGTCAAATCTTTTTTCGTTTTATTACTTAGAAAACATACTGGGTAGATCACTGGGATTGCTCGTGTCGGGCGTCCGGTTGAGACCTACCATCACTGGAGGTCATACCCAATATGCTTACTAAGTGCCTCTCC